CGAGTTGTGAGCTACGTCCAGCTCCTCAAGCTGAGCGAGGGTAGTGCAAAAGTCAACCGAATGCAGATTCACCGCACAGAGCTCCAAGGAGCGCAATTCAGTCAGAGTTGATAGAGGACTAAAGTCGTGTATACGTGAGCAGAAATTCAAATTCAGATGCGTGAGCTTCTTCAGGTGGCTCAGCGAACGGATGCAGTGCAGCGCTGTGCAGCCTGATACATTGACGTAATCGAGACCAGGCATATATTGAATTGCTCGAATGCACATTAGATGAGGGCAATTTGATGCAATCAGTGAGCGCAAGTTGGCAGCGGAAGCAAAATCGTCGAGGGAACTTACCTGAGTATGTGACACGTTCAACACCTGCAGAAAGCCGATGTACGGAGTGACAGCACGCGAAAGGTGAATGCACATGAAAGTGAGCCTCATGTTGCTAATGTCGAGTACCTCGAGCTGAGGAGGTAAGATCAGATGTGCAGGAAATGTATACGTGTCAATTTTCACAACGCGAGCATTCGGAAAATACGCTCTGGTCAAGTGATGGACAATACGTACGGAATAAAATAGCTTGGCAAACTCTTCGCGCGGAACGTACTCATCCCGGACATCGATGTGCAGCCGAAGCGTTTTTAAAACCGCGTCTGTGCTCGTCTGAAACGTTTTGCTCGTCGCACGCAAAGAATCCACTGCACACGCCGTAAGGGCGAGAGACGAAACGCGCTCGACGAGTTCGGCTGGAAGGCGGTTCATGATGAACGATTCTGGCACAACCGAAATTGCTTAAAACGGAAATCTGATGTAATTTGTAGTTATGCGCATATTTATTGAAAATTCATCCCCTCATTTACAAAAATGCGTCAGCTATTATGCCAAAAAAATGACCCCCGAATCCGAAATTGCCAGTGCGTTCTGCGTAGATAACGACATTGAGCCGTCCGTCGGGCTGGAGTTGCACCCAGAGGGCGATCAGGTGTGCGTAAACGGGGTCAAGGTGAGCGTGACGTACGCTGACAGCTCGCATCATCGTTGGCGCACCCACATATCCAGGCCACTTCGCGTCACGCTGTGTGCAGACTCGATGGAGACTATCCAAGAATTCTGTAAGAATGCAGTGAATCTCTACGAAAATGTAATTAACAGCGTCCCAAACCCACCTGGATACATTGACGTGCTGCGCTTGGACTACTGCTGGGAAAAATCGAGCTGTGTGAAAAAGAGAGACATTGACACCGTCTACCTGCCCAAAGGTGTTCTTCAAAACGTTCTTCACGACGTCACAGCGTTTTTATCACCTGAAGTTATCGCGCGCTATACTCAGCTGTGCATTGCGCACTCACGAGTCTACATGTTTCACGGCTTACCTGGAACTGGCAAATCCACGCTGATTAAAGCGGTTGCGAGTCATTTTGATAAGCGGATCGCAACAATCACGATTGACCGAGAACTCAATGACGTTCAGCTGCGCCGAGCCTTCCGCAAATTGCCAGCAAACGCGTTTCTCGTCATTGAAGACGTAGACTGCATCTTTGACTCGAGGGACAACAAGAACACTGGCGTGTCGTTCAGCAGCTTTCTCAATGCGCTTGACGGTGTCGAATCGAGCAATTTTATAGTGTTCATGACGACAAACCGACTAAACGTGCTTGATAGCGCATTGACGCGGCGTGTGGATTACTTTTTGGAGTTTGATTATGCAAAAAAGGACCAGATTCGCACAATGTTTGAGGCGTATTATCCAAGCTATATTGGCAAGTTTGATCAGTGGTACACACTGGTACGGGACGTGCCGCTTACAACCAACATTCTCCAAAAGTTTTTCACAAAGCACCTGTTTCACGATATAACTGCACTTGTGGACGAGTTCAAACACTTTGCCACCTCTGAAATTAGCATTAAAACTGTAAAGTCAATGTATGTATAATATTTTTATTTTGTTACTGTATGGCTACTCGACCACTTGTTTTGCGATGGAACGGCGCAGATGTGAATGTTAAGTTCATAGTCAGAGGTCCGAATCGTGGTGTTGCCCAACTTAATCAAACTGATAAAAACTTTTTGGAGAGGCTGCGAACGACTCCGAGGAATAACGAAAACATGCAAAATATTATTTCTCTCGAAAACTTGAATAAGAGAAACGAACTTTATGCGGTGCGTACAAAAAAGCAACCTCCAAATGCACCCATACTCGTTTTGAAAGGAAATGTACTAAGAGAATTGTTTAGTAGGGGGTATATGAGTAGTCCGACAACAACGCTGGAGATTGTTGCAGTATACCGCTTGAGCACAGCAACCAAAAATGCTATATTTAACAATAACGCAGTACCAATGAATATAAATTAGTTCTTGTAGCCAATCCAAGTGCTTGCGTACATGTTCACAAAGTCGCTCTGTACCTGCGTTGCGTGGCTGTGAGCGAGCTTCATGGTGAAGCCAGCTTGTGTGAGCAGCTCGATATATGGGGGCTTCATAGATACGCTGCGAAGTAGTATGCGCCCGCTGCGCTTGACGTGACTTTCCAGTGCATTTACAAGGTTGATTTGTGAAAATCCGTCAATGCGATCCATGATGTCTCCCAGCACCACCTTGGAGTATGTCGATTCTGTCAAAGCGGTTTCCAGGTCTCTTGTTGAAACACGGATCGTGTCAACTGACCTGCTCAATAAGTGCTGATTTTCTTTTGTAATTTCTGGAACATAGACTAGTGTTGAATTGTTATGGACGCAGCTTTGGAGGTAGTCCATCACACTTCGACAGTCGTGCTCAAGAATGAGCTGCAGCTGTCTGTGGTGAATACCAAAAGCATACCAGGCCAGTGGGGCTAGCGTGCGCGTTTTTTCAGCGCATATGAGCAGCCAGCGGAACGCGCTGCTGTGTAGTGCCGCCTGAGCGTCGACACGAAACCATGACAGTAATTTCACTGCATTGCAATACGCATACGGTGGTTTGTGACGTAAGAGGTATCGCATAGCATCCGCTGAAAGACGGTCTTCAAATTGAGTCACGTCGCAGCACTGTCCGCTGCAAAACACATTGCACAACTCTTCGTAGCTCGATGCACCCAATGCAAGCTTGAGTTCGAGAAGATGATTCTTGAATATTTCAGTAGATACGGAAAGAACGCGAGCGCCCATCATTGCTGCATGGATCGCACTGCGCCCGCTGTCAGTTAACGCGAGCACATTGTCGCTGGCGTTGTATTCCATGAGGACAGACTCGGTGTCAAGCTTTTCATGTGGAGTCACGCGAATATGTGGCAGCTTTCGAAAGAATTGCATAGTATATTGTGTGAAGACAAAATAAAATATTCCTGGCTTAAAGGACGAAGAGTCAATAGTGTAAACTACTAGCAAGAAACTATGCCGTCACCGCTAGATACTATGTACAACAACATGAAGATTGAGGGGCGGAAAATAGTAGGATTTGGCAAGTACTATGGTTGTACATATGAATACGTATACACAACCGACTATAAATATTGCAAATGGTGTACCACAGTCAACCCTACTAATTTTTCGTTCAGCGATTTTCAAGCGTATGTCCAAAAAATAAACTTCATCGCTTAAGTACCACAGTGCTAAACGGCTTAAGGAAATGTCAACGTATATATATTGTCCCTGTGGCGAAATGGATATCGCGTCCGCCTCCTAAGCGGAAGATTCCGGGTTCGATCCCCGGCAGGGATAAGCAGCTTAAACATGCTGATACATTCAATAGTAACAATAATGGACACTGAGCCTTTTTTACTTTCAAATAACCGAACGACGACATTCACACGAATTGCACCATATCTTAGTGCTGCACTCTTTGTGAGTGTTTTGTTTTCATTTGTGTGCGCGATGCTTGTGAGCGCGCAGCACTCCAGCTCTGAGCTGGACACCATTGTAGAAACTCAGAGGCAAGTGTTGAATACAACGTATACCATTGTCAATTTCATGAGAGTGATTTGCAATCACACCGCTGAGTATGAACAATACTGCACGCTACTGTAGCTGGTTGTAGTCAAGAATAACTCCATCCACTACAAATGGGAGCGCGTCTCCAACACCCAGCGCCCACACATAGACTAAAATTCCTTTGCTATGGAAATATTGCACCAAGTCTTCTGAAAGCATATTGAAGTCGGTTGATACAAAGTCGATTTTCAGGTGGTTGAACAAGTTGATTGGGATTCCAGATGTAATGACTCCTACGGGCCAGTGCGTCCCTAGTTCCAGCAAGCGCTTCACGCAATATTCATTAAACGAGCACAGCTGCCACGTATGGTGAGTTCCTTTAAGCTGCTGAATGACGTCGTGCGCCATGGCGTACCCTTCGTTGATTCCGCACGCCTTCATATCTAGAACGACCGAGAGAGGTTCTGGTGAGCTGCACAGATCTGCAAAGGTATCGTTGCTCAGGGAGTCTTTCTTGTTTGCGTCATGACACAGCACCAGCTTGTTTTTGCTGTTGTATCGCACATCCAGCTCTACAGAGGATGCGTTGTAGGGAGGGTTGCAGACTAAACGCGCTGCTCGCACAGTGTTTTGCTGCGAAGTCAATCCCCTGTGTGAAATTAATTTTGGCATGCGCTGTACATTAATTTTCAAAATTTTCACTTAAAGGTAGTGTTTGTGCACAAGTAAACAAAGCGCACCTATGGCACCGTATAGTCCTCCCATTGCTCACTATGCTCATATTACGTTGGAAGATATGTCTGCCCTTGATTTGCAGCGTATTGTTGGACGCAATGGACGGTATTTGTATACACTCACGTCGCACGCAGGTCTCAAGTACATTTGGATGGATTTCGAAAACAAGCGCCTAGAGCTCTGGGGATCATACAATTCCTTCCTGCGCGGCGCACAGCAGTTTGTAGAATCTGCCATTGTCAATCGCATTTCCACCTAAGTCGACTGTGTGCGCAAGAGTAGCGGGACGGAAATATAAGTAGTATAGTAATATGCCTGTAGAGTTGGTTGCTTCTTTAATGATATTGGCAGCAACTAGCAGAGTTGTTGTATGGTACTGCCAAACGCTGAAACGGTCACTAACATACTATCACACAGTCCCCAAAATACCTCGTGTAAAATATAAAACCACATATGGTCTCAATGACGAATGCTCGATATGTATCGAAGCATTTGAGAACGAATCGAATGTCACAAAATTATCCAAGTGCGGTCACGTTTTTCACCACGAGTGCATACACAAGTGGTTCGTGGCTTCGCGGTCAACCCGATGTCCCAATTGCAATCAATAGTCGTTATAGTAAAGCCTTACACCATACGCCTCAATATCAGCATCCGAGACAAGTTGAGATCCGCTCAGGGTGGCGACTTGCTGAGTTAATTGGCATTTATATGTCATTTCGCCTACAATCCCATCGTCAAGGGCTGTTGTTGTACCTTTATTGATCACTGTATTTGACACGTTGAATACACAGAGAACCCCAGACGTTATGTTCGCGTTGTAAACAAGGTATACAAACAATGGTGTATTGTAGTCACCATTAGTCTGAATTGGAGCTGTGAGAAACTGAATATTCTTGTTGAAAGCGTCGTGTGTGCGTTGAATGTTTGCAATGCGCTGTATCCACAAAATCATATTATTGGAAGAATCAGAAGCCATGGTCCACTTTGTGGCCTCGCGTTTTTCAGTTTGATAAAACTCGTCACCATTGTAAACAAATGGGTTGTTTGGCAGGGTTAGCTGAATTGCAGTAGCAAGCCTGATGCGAGCCTTCACGTCAGCTGTTGGATCACCGTTTGGCGAATATCGGCGAGCCAATCGAGGCACATCGTGATTGGACAACGGGATAGACCCTCTGTAAGGGTTCCAGCTTTCATAAGCAGATTTGATTCCGTGAGGATCGATTTTTCCTTGAACTTCAAAAGCTGACCATACATTGAAATCAAACGAGCTAGTGAAGTGACCCCCTGCGCCGTAATGATCATTGATTGCAACAAATGACGTTCCAGGTGAGGCGTATCTGTTGCGGTTCTCTATAGTTGTATTAATGTGATCCGTGAAAACCTCAGATAGAGAAAAGTATCCGTCATGCCCGAGTACATTTACTGCATAATCTTGCAATGCGCGGTTTATTTCACTGCAAACCTCATAGGTTCTATCGTCACTGGGAGTGAAGAACAAAGCAGAGTTAACGTCACTGTCCCCAAAGTTTGCAGCATTCTGGTGTATGCGATCGAACATGAATGTGGGTGCGTCAAATCGGAAGCCGTCAATCCCTTTGTCCATCCAATACTTTCCAACATTCACCATTTCTGCAACTACAGGGTTGCTGAATGCCTCAGGGGGCTCGTTGCGTTTAGTGTAGTCAAAGTCTGGCTGAAATTCACTAAATACTCCAAGATACCACTGATCTACAATCTCGACAAACACATTATCTGTGCCATTCGTGCAACCTTGTAAAATGATGTCCAAGTTCCCTGTTAGTTTTACAGCTCCGTCACTTGTTCTCACAATGATACCTGCTGGGCTACTATACAGCCAACCGTCAGGGAAAACATTGGGTCGTCCGTTCGACCCATCAAAGTCAAATGTGTAATAATTATCTGTTACTTTTGCAAGTTGTGTGCCAGCTGTAGTTGTGCCCCACTGTGGTGAACTAACATTTCCTCCCCACCAGTGCAGGTGTAGGTTGTTGGCAAGAAGCGGGTTTGCGCTGTTAGAGTACACGTGAATTCTTTTGGTGCTATGAGTTGTTGCAAACTGTACACCAGAAGGTGGTGCCGGCTCTGCAAAATACAGGTTAAACCTTTTATTGTGCCAACCATTTGCAGCCTTGTTATATCCAGCTGGAAAATCACTTTCATTAAACAGCCTGTAGTAATCGGGGGTTTCTCCTCGGAACCACTTGTTTTGTTGTGACGAATGGTTCACAACAAGATCCATCACAACCTTGATTCCATTGTTGTGTAATGCAGATATCATTGTCTCAAATTCAGCTTCAGTGCCAAGGTCAGGAGCAAGCTCGTAATAATCCCGAATAGCGTATCCGTGTGTATCATTTTGGTTACTTAAATTCGTCAGATTTATAGGGTTTAACCAGATTCCAGTTACCCCTAGACTTGCAATATATTCAACCTTGTGTGCGATCCCTTTGAATGTTCCGTATAGGCCAGATATTTCATTACTCGGATGTTTTTGCATGAGTTCTTCGTTTGCCTCTGTTGTTGAATGATTGTGAAATGCCCGAGGATATATTTGGTACCACAGGTAATTTGATTGGGGAAAATACTTTGGATTCGAATACAGCACACCTGACACATTTTGAGCAAAAGGCTTCCCTGTTAACAGAGCTTGTCTGATAGTTGTCAATCGAAGTGACATTACTATAATGCACACATTTATTTATTCATGTAATATGGTCTCCAGTACTTAAGCTTTTCTGTTGGTGTATCAATATGGTACATATTTATGTTTTGAAACTTCAAAGGGGTAACTATTACATAGGAAAAACCTCAAATATTGACAAAAGAATTGTAGAGCATGTACAAGCTAATGGATCAGAATGGACAAAGTTACATAAACCCATCAAATTGGTAGAAAGTTTTGAAGGGGATATATATGACGAAGACAAATTCGTAATTAAATACATGGATAAATATGGCATAAACAAAGTCAGAGGAGGTTCTTTTACACAAGTCGAACTTTCTGCTGAGGATCTTGTATGCATCCATAGACTATCCAACAGTGCTAACGATTTGTGTCACAGGTGCGGGCGTAAAGGTCACTTTATTTCCAATTGTTTTGCCAAAACATATTCTAATGGTCTAACTATAGAATCTGAAAGTGATGAAGAATACGTTTACAGCTGTGAAATCTGTGGCTGTGAATTCGAAACTCTTAAACAGTGCACTTCTCATGAAAAACGTTGCCCTAAACAAAATGATTTTAGAAAGCCTGTGTGCTATAATTGTGGAAAACGAGGACATTACGCAAATTTTTGCTTCATTGAATAAAGTTCATAGAAGGCTTATCAATTGTAGTACGCGCGAGTGCAAAGGTCAACAAACGTGTCATTCTCCATTTTGCCAAAAGCCACTTTCACTTTGTTGGCTGTGTTGCTTGATACCAATTGACTTTCGCTGTCAGTGAGTGTCAATGTTTGCGAAAATACTGCATTTATATATACCTGCGCGTGCGTTGCACTGATCGGTGCACTCATGATTTCGCCTGTGTTTAACACTATAGTATTGTTACTAGATACTAGTGTAGGTCCCTGCAAATTCACCGTATAAATCCCAAATAGCGTTTTGCTCGTTACCGAACTCACTGTGTTTGCTTCAAAAAGATCATGTATAGACTCAAAATTTTCTGAAGCAATTTCTTCAAATGTGGTGTTCGATACAGGAACGTTGCTATATGGCGACCGCACTGTCAGCCTAAAGTCATGCACTAAAGACTGAAGTGCACCGTTCAATATTGACGAGAATGTTACACCAAGTCCAGTGCCCGTGATTTTGAATCCAGTGGTGTCAATCAACTCGTAAGAACTTTCTGAAGAATAGCTGAATGTTTCTGGCTTGGTGTCAATCATTGCAAAAGAATAAGTGCCATCGCTCAATGTTATTTGCTCCGAGGATTCCATGCCGTCTTGTAAAGAATATTCGGCAATTACAGTGCCAGTGCTTGTTTCTGTGATTCGCAATATCAAGTCTGCAACTCCCGAATCGTCCGCCCATCCGTCGCCGTAGCTGTCTTTGAGCACTAGCGTAAATGTGCCGTTTCCAGATTCTGCGTTGAACGGTGGACACTCTTCTGCAATAAAAGCGCGAGATGTTTTTTCGGTAATGAGCGATCGCACCAAGCTGTGGTTTGCACCTTCCCAGGTGTATAGAGCAGGCGCGCGACCCAAGAATTTCAACGTTAAAATGTCACGTATATCTGCATTACCCGCTAGTGCATTTTGACGCATAGAATCAATGTCGCCACCCAGTGTCACAGCGGCATCGAGCTCATATGGAGTGGCTCGTGGAATAGGGACAATTCTGTAGGAATCATGAATTACAGCAAGGGGCACGCTGTCAGTCAAGGGCTCAGCACACGACGCCGCTTCCATGTGCTGTTTTGCTTCCCAAAGGTTGTACGAATTAAAATATGCGTCCGAGTTGTCCTGAACGTTCACTTCACACAGTCCACTGTAGCTCATAATTGTAGATCCAGAGTTGGGTTCTAGCAGCAGGGCTTCATTTTGACAATTTGCCATGACGTGATTGCAACCAAACTGGTGACCCACCTCATGCGAAATGTAGTCTACGATATTCACGTGATCCGAATCCGTGCCCACAACTGCAGTGTAGCCAATGTTGAGCGCACCAGGATTACATAGGGAATTTAAGTGAGCAATACCAGTATTGTTTCCTCCCGAGTAACCTAGAACGTGACGAATACTCGCACTGTAGGTAAAGAACCGGTGATCGGAGTCGGCGGAGAGATCGCTAAATGTTTCTTGAGGAATGTATTCGTCAAACACCTGCAAATGCTGAGCTTCGTCAATAACAAAGGTGACCATCATGTTATTCTGATATACATAGTTCAGTTGATTCACCACATTTTTAACGTATGCAAGCATGGTGTCCTTGGACGAAAACGCATCCTTGGCTTCGTTTGTAAATGCAAACAGTATACTGTATTGTCGCAATGTATTGATCGAAAAGTGTCCAATATTTTCAGGAATTGCGCTTCGAGAAGCTGCACATTGGCTGCACGTTGTTCTGCACTGAAATGTTCCGTGCGAGACGTACGCGCTGCCAGATTGGCGAACAATGTAGCGACGACCGCGCGTTGGCACAACTGTGTACTCATAGTCAGTTTCTGAATACTGCACACCAAAAAGGCGAGCGTGCTCGGAACGCCCTACAAAATCACCCTTAAATCCTGGATGAATCAACTTTTTTGTGGAAAATCGGACAACAGTTCCACGAGGATCA